GTCCTATTGTGATATTATGCTCAAAAGCATAGTACTCTACACAGGCAGAAGCTGCCGCGTAGAAGATCAACGACTCGAGCTCAAAGGTGAATCCATTCCCCATACTGGAGAATTTATTCCACCTAAGCGGCCCAGTTGCCAACATACCGATCTTGGAGCGACACGCATCCATGATTTGGAACCAGCGCGGGGGCAGAAGCTCCCGAACTACCTCCAGAGAGATGCTATCACTAGCAGACGAAAAATCAACAGTCGAGAGAGAGAAATCTCCCTCCTCGAAATATGGCAACGTACTTCCGTACTTCGCCAAACGTTGATTGGTCTCCTGCGAGTTTAAGTCGACACCAACCCGAGAAAGCCGTCGACGGATCATCGAGCCAATAGCTTTTTGAAACCAGAGATTAATCCCTGGCTCAATAGCTATAACTCGATCCGTCTTCGAATTTTTCGGTACAGTGACGATGTCGTTCCCAGCCACCACAGTAAAAGCACACTCACCATCAGAAAGTCCGTGGGATAGGTGCTTCCACCATAGCGGGTAAGCGGATGGAAACCATCCACTTACAAGGGCGTACAAGTCGCGAGTTATTCCACGTTCTGCGTGGAATTTATTGTATGCCGAGACCTCTGCTCCCTTTAAGAGAGTAGAGACTCCCGGCCCCCAATTAGCTTCGTCGACCAACTCATCAGCTGAATAATCGCCAAGGATCTGTGAGATTTTCCGCCTAGTTGCATTTAGCAACCAGACGTTAGGTCCGCTGTTTAACGGATCTAACCCAGGTCTCCGAAAGCGATTATTCGTCTCGGCACAGAGAGTTTCATACTCATGAAACTTCTTAAGGGCAACTTCCTTCCGATCAAAGCTCGTTCGCAAAAACGAAGCCTTAGAGAGAAAGTTAGTAGCACAGTAGTCGAGACGGAACCGATAGCTATTCTCATAGTTTTTCGGTTCGATGTCCAAGGCCGCTAACTGATCGTGCTCCCCGTTTTTATAGAGGAGCCAGACAGTCAACGATCTAGGAGTATCGATAGCTGACAAGTAACGACGAATAGCACCGTCAGTACAGGCGTTGCCTTCGCGATATTTCTGAGCAACTGCTAGTTGCTCAGACCTACGTCTCAGTACGGAGGACATAAGTTGTTTCCCTTCTCAAGTTGAGCTCAGAAGAGCAGGTTAGTAAACCTGCTCGAAGTTCTGGATCGCCGGCGGGATAACCGCGGCGTTCGCCAGGTAGTTCTTGACG